AGTTGGCGATAAAGCAGAAGCACCATTTGCATCTGTGGCAATAGCAGTCCATGTTCCTCCTGCATCTTCACAGTCTTTTCTATTTGTGTGTGCAGAAACACTACATGAACCTTGATAATGGTAATCTATACCAACAAAAGATGGGATTAGAAAAACTAATTCATTTAGATTCTGATGAGGTTGAATAATGGAAGAATCAACGTGCGAATGAATTAATTGTGCAATTTCATGTGGACTCATTTTTACATTTACATATCCTGTTGAACCATTATTTGTTGTATTTCTACCATGTGAAAAATCAGTAGCAGAAGTTAATTCTCCATCTTCATTACCAAAAGCACCTGAACCAAAATCTTTCTGAATAAATTGTTCAGTAATAACTCCATCAAGTTGAATTGTTTTCGTAGCCATTCCTAAATCAATTCCAACTGCTTGAGATTCACCCGTTAGAAAACCTGAACCGGGAACAGGAAATGCCAACACGTTCTTTGAAGTGTCCACTGATATTGAATCACATTTTAATGCAATTCGATTAACCATTCCTGATTCAGAACCTCGGCTCCCTAATTGCAAAAATACGTAATTGCCATCTATGCCACTCATGCTCTCATCCCCGAAGATGTCGTTCTGTTAATTTCACGACTTACTTGTGCGCCAACCTTTCGCGCAATATCACGAATTTCTTGGTCGGAAGCACCCACTCTACCAGATACATGAACATGAATCGTATTTCCTCCTGTATTGCGAATTTGGTGATTTGGGGTCACTTTAGCCCCCCTTGGCAGTGACAGTATTTCCGGCCCTCTTTCGCCAACTATATACGGTTTATTTCCAGAAACCGGACCACCATTTGCACGAAACATTCCACCGGCTAATTTCATAATGCCGCCAACTATTCCAGTTCCAGTTCCGGCTGCCGCATCAAATGACCCGACAATACGTTGAACAACTAGCACCCGATAAAGTTGCGCTATGATGTCAATGGCCATTTGTCGGAAAGCATCTTTAACTGACTTTGTGCCATCCACCATAGACATAAAACCGGCCTCGAATGATGACTTCATACTGTCGGCAAATCCTTGTGTTCGCTCTTGCAGTTTTTTTAACGCATCTTCTGCCGCTTCTGTGCTTTTTGTAAAGAAGTCTCTTATGTCAATTTTAGTGACATCAGCCATTGATTTCCTAACAAGATCAAAAACGTGACCTTGTTCTTCAATCTTTTCATTAACTAATTCAGCCTCATGTGCTAGTTCTTTTGACTGTATTCTTAACTTACCGGCCATCGTTGTGGCTGATCCAAGGTTTCTTACATAACTTACATATAAATCGTTTCCATCTTCTAAGGGTTCAGTTGAAAGAGTTGCGACATCTTTGAGGTCTTGGAAAAAGGCTTGTGTTGCCTTACCTAAACCCATTAACCTGAGTTTCGCGCTTTCCACTCTGTCATTCACTCTTTCCACAACCGCGCCAACGATTGCGGCTAAAAACTGAAATCCTCGCACTAATCCGTTAATCACACTCAAACCGGCTTCCTTAAATGCTGTAAATGTTCTTTTGACAGCTTCAACAACTGGCTTTAATGGCTCTAAAGAACCAAAAACCGCCGCACCAAACTTCTTAAACTCAAAGCTAGTTTTTTCCGTGTTGTCGCGCATCATAAATAATGCGCCACCAACCGCAACCAAAGCACCGATGATCATACCTTTAGGACCAAATACAGATGCTAATTGTGGACCTTGCATTGTCATAATACGCAATGCGTCTGTACCCATTGACGCTTGAACCGCAATATCCTGAAACTGTAGTGATGCCATGCCAAGGTTTCTAGTTAAGTTACCTTGCGACCTGGCTACCATCCTTGAAGCTGCCGCGTTAGTTTTCATTGATGATGTTGCCATCGCCATTGACTTGCCAACATTGCCAAGCTGCGTTTGGACTTTCTTCATTTCAGGAACGGCATTGCCGACAGCGTTCATTTCAAACGTGAGCTTCTCAACTGCCATCTTTTTCCTGCTCCTGTTTTATATTAAAGTACGCGATCCATTCATAATATTCCGAAACGCTTATATCTTCTATTTCTTCAATCGTCTTGTGTAATAATTCAGCCAATGCCACCAAATTATAACGGAATGGATCGCTCCTTAGTTTTTTTCCTGTTCCTCAACTGATACGGTTTCAAATATCGCACCAAAAACCTTTGCAATAACATTTAATGGTTCACCCATAAGAACAAACTTATCACCAACATCGAAAGCATTTTCACCCTCTTTGGTCATTGCTTTCAATATGATCATATCAACCATTGCATCCATAGTCGGATTGTTAATGAAGTCTTTATGCTTCTTTTGTATCTTGGACATATCCCTTGCAGCGACATCAGTGAAGAACAG